TGTCGGTTTCAACGATAACATCCCAGCTACCGAAGATATTCTTGCGAATGTCCTTCGCTTCAGGATGACGCGTACGAAGCTTGGCAACAATTTCTTTCTTTGTCATCGTCTTCATCGTCTGTTCCTTTCGATCTTGATACTATCTTATACTGATTCGGTCGGAGTGTCAACCCTCAAGACAAGAGAAGCTCAAGGTCAGCGCGAAGCGACTCGATTTCTTCCAGAAGCTTTACAGCCAAGGCGATGTTCGCGGAGTCCATAGCCACGTCATAGTTCTGTTCTGCAACGGTCAGAGCTTCGCGCATTTGCTGGAGAATCATAGTCAAGTCCTTGTCTCTCTCATCAACATATACATCCTACGACATTCTACCAGAAGATGCAACCAAAAAGAGTGCGACAGGATGTCGCACTCTAAGTCATTGATTTTGCTAAAAAGCTTGGTCTAGGCTATAAACTGCTCAAACTTGGCATTGAGATCGGTCGTCGGCACAGGCTTGAGTATGAAAGATGGTGTGAACCCATCAAAAGCTCCACCTTCGTTTAAGAAGTAAGCTAGGTCTTCAGCATCATCCTTGAAATGAAATGTTTCAATATATTGATCAGACATAACTTCATATACTGTCCAATAGTACTCATTGAGCATCTCAAAAGTGATCACTTCATACTTCTTCATGACTTATCCCTTCGGTATACATGTTAGCTTATAGTTATCCCAAGCGAAGCCAGGCTTCTTCTTTTCCTCAATAACTTTTAATGCAAGCATACACGCTTGTTCAGTATTAAACTCTTGAAAGGTTACAGTCTGCCCATTGCCACCTGCTCCTGCAAAGTAAGATACAACAATAAGAACGTAGATCATTAGTTCACCTTTAGCTTACGGAACTTATCCTTTGAGTTGAAAGATGATTTTTCAAAGACGGGTGTATCTTGCCCACTATCAATGATGTCCATCTGTGCTGAGTTCTCTACATCATATAGGCGCATCTTCGCTCTGTCAATACCCAAAATAAACCTCTTGTTTGATGTCGGATCATTATATCGATTTTTCAATTGTTTAATCTGTATTTGCCCAAGTTGTTCTAGGGTTTCGTTTGTCGTTAAGGCAAACATGAAGTCGGCGGTTGCAGGTAGACCAAACGATTCGGAAGTATCTGTCAATTCAACATCTGAATTGGAATAGCCGGATCGCGTGGTTTGTGTGGCTGAAATCAAAGGCACATTAAATTCAACTGCCAGACCTCTCAACTCTTCAGCGATACTCTTCACATATGTATATGAGTTTACATTTGATCCAGTCTTGATGCGAGACGAAGAGCAAATGTTCAGATAGTCAACGTAGATAACATCTGGAACAAAACTCTTTTTTAGTCTAAGTTCATTCAATAGGTTACGAAAGTGTTGTGCAGATGCCGATGCAGTAGGATATTCTTTGATAATCAGTTTGCCTTGAGCTTTATTCTTAGCCTGTGCAATCTTCTTATCATACATGTCTTTAGATATCTTTTGCAAGTCGGTTATATCAACATTAAGTAGATTGGCATCAATTCGTTCTGCAATCTTTTCTTCTGCCATTTCCATTGTAATGTACAGAACATTAAGACCTGCCGAGATATTTGCAGCCGCACAATGACACATGAACAATGATTTGCCAACGCCAGTGCCAGCAAGTGCAATGTTTAGTGTCTTCTTAGGCAAACCGCCTTTGGTAATCTTGTTGAAATATTCTAGATCAAAAGGTATCTTCTCTTCTACACGATGATAGAAACTGAAACGATCATCGGCATTTTCGAAGTAATCATGACCAACATTTGGATCAAAAGAGATTGCAAGAGCTTCAGACAAGATAGAAGGAATAGCACCCTTCTGCATTGTCTTGTTCTTACCATTCATAATCTCAATAGATTTGGTCATGGCCAAATAAATGGCCTTCTCCTGACAAAACTCTTCTGTGCTATCTAGAAGCCACTTTTCATTTGATGTTTCAGACTGATCTTCTTTCCAACTATTAAGTGTAGACCTACAGGCCTTAACTTCATCATCGCTCACATTTCTAGTGTTATCAATTTCAATAACCAGAGCCTCAACTGTGGGGCTCTGGTCGTACTTGAGAACAAAAGAATTGATATGAGAGAACAGAATTTTGTCTTCGCCTACAAAGTAATCTTCTTTAATGAACGGGATAACTTTGGTACAGTAATCCTTATTCGTCAGGAGATTCCGTAGGATTGTTTTTTCGAGACTCATTATGTTCAAACTCCGCTGATTCCAAAATAAGATGGTTCAATAGTATACCTAGATGCTCTTCGAACCGTTGGTCACTTCTCAATTTGGTTTCAGTGTGATCACCCATATCTGACAAATCATACTGGAACTTCAAGACTGCGGTTCCATTGCCTTGTTCCTTAACAGCAACTTGAGTATAACGCAGTATAACACCTTTGTATGGCTTAATCAAGATTTCAATCGGTACCGTTTCACCTTCTTTGTTAGCGAACAGATCATCTCGAAATCGGAAGTCTTCACTCTCAATCATTCTACATTCTCCTCGTCATGGGCAATTAGCGTAGAACCACCTGCTGAATACTTATCACGAAGAAAGTCTTTGAAGTTTGTCGTCTTGAGAATGTCATTCCAAAATTCATCGTTCGCAATGATATCGTCTTCTTTGTATCTCGGACCGTAGAAGTTGCCATCAGCATCCATACGCTCATAGCGACCAGCGAGAGGTTTGCCAATGATCTTTGCTTCTAGCGCATTTTCAAGGAAGCCAGACCACTTGTTGATACCCTGATCGTAGAGAACAGTGATCGGAATCTTGCTCTTCTCACGAACGTAGCGCGACTTCTCAATATTGATGATGAAGTGATAGCCTTGGATCGTCTTCGTCTTGTCGTCCTTCTCTTGCTGACGACCGATGATCCAGATGTTGTCGGCTGAGTAGTAGATGCCAGTGCCACCAGACACAACGTCTTTCGAGAACATCTCCATCGTCTTGTACGTATGATTGATTGCAATCATCGGAATGTCCTTGATCGTCAGATGCGGCGTGACCATGCGGAACAGAGACTTCATCTGCTTCGCGCGAGTCATATCTGCAACAGACTTTTCGTTGATAGCGTCTTCGACTTCTTTCTTTGAAGCGAGATTGCCAACAGAGTCGATGAGAATGCAAACGCGATCACCGCGTTCCATACCCTTCAACTGATTCATAACGTCGGACTTCAACTGTTCAATGTCTGTGATCGGCGTATGAATGACGCGAGACTGATCGATACCAAGAGACTCGAAATACTTCTCAGGAGTACCAAACTCAGAATCATAGAACAACAGAACGCCGTCAGGATACTTCTTGAGGTATGCTGCACCCATGACAAGAGCGAACAGCGTCTTGAAGTGCTTCGACGGACCAGCAAGAACAGTCAGACCCGGCGTCAGACCACCATCAACATGACCAGACAATGCAACGTTGATCATCGGAACAGCGGTCGATACAATGTCCTTGTGACCGAAAATCTTTGAGTTACGCAGCGTTGCGGTGTCGCTGATCGTAGAATTCTTCTTGAGTTTATCCAATAGTGCTGACATATGTTCTCCTTAGTTTCTACTGTAAAAGATTGTTGATGTTCCGTCTTTGACGAAAAGATACCAGCATGAGTCGTTGCGCTTACCCATCACTTGAAGAAATCCGATAGTGATGAAACATGCTCAGTCTTCCAATTAATACAATCAAGAATGATCTTCAATGGTTCGACAAACGACTTTTCGAACTGAAGATCATAGTCGATATACTTTACAATGTCAAGTTCGTCGGGCAACATAGTAGAGAAAGATATCACGTCACTTTGAATGGTGTTAGGCTCTTTCAAATAGATAAACTTGATCTTCTCACCTTCTTTGATGTATTCATACTTTTTATCAAGCTTACGAGACTTGATTAGATGATTGAAGATCAAAGAACCACGAACATGTATCGGAGTCTTAGAACCAAAGATCGCATTGCCTGTGCCCTTATACTTCTCAAGACCATTCACGCCACGAGGAAAAGCAATTAGTGCAGGCTCGCACTTACGAAACTCCGCACGAAACTCCTCAATAAAGTTGATTACGGCATCCTCGTCTTTGTTGAAGATGATTTCAACTGCTTTCCAAAGCTTCTCGCGACAGGCTGAAGGAGTTGATGACTTGATCATCTCAAGACCCATGACCTTCAGCTTTGGTTTTGCATACTGGACTCCTTCGTTGTTATGTACACGAAGGATGTATCGCTTCTTTGCAGTCCAAATGCCTTTGTCAGCGAGAGCTTCCCGCTTCATCATCATTTTTTGGGCGAAGGCGTTAGTGTATCGAGCAAGCTCATCATAAGATTTGTCAATAAATGGTTGAATTTTACCATCACACACCTTGTCCATGAAGGCGATAGTTTCTGCTGCTGAAGCAGATGGATTCGATTCAAGATAAGCCTTGTTGACAAGGATATCAAGAGACATATAAATCGAATCCGTATCCGATGCAATAACATAATCTTCATCCTTTGTCTTTAACAGTTTGTTCATATACTCATTCAACTTGTTTTCGATCCAGCGAATAGACAACTGACCAGCCGTTGTAATGGCTGAAGCCTGCCTGATATCGAAGAAACGAAAGAACTCATTACCCAATGCGCCGTAAGCTGAGTTGAGAGAGACTTTCTTAGCCAATTGAAGGTTGTTGAACCTAGCGATACGCTTTTCAATCTCATATCGCTTTTCAGGATCTTTTTCTTTCTGCAACTCTTTCTGTGCTTCAATAGCCTTCTTTTTATAGATTGTACGACCATCATACATGGACGCCATCAACTCGGGCAGAAAGCCTTGTTTGCTAATATCAAAGAACTGACCATTGGGTGTCAGTGTGCAATCTTTCAGCCCAGAAGTGTCTACATTTCTTCCGAGAAGATTATCCACAGAAACATCACGAGAAAGAATATTACGATGAATATTTCCATAGTTACGTGGCTCCACCAAAGTTTCAGGTGAAATGTTATATTGCATAATCAGATGCGGATAAAGTGAGTTTAGGTCGAATGATGCAACCCACTTGTGCATACCAATAATAGGATCTTTAACGTATGCGCCAACGTAAGCTGCGTTCTTATTGTGTCTTTCAATAGGCGGAATCACCATGTTCTTCTTTCGAAGATGGTTATATATAATAACATCCCACATACGGACTTGCGTGAATACATCATTGTAGTTTGTCTTACTGTCATACGCGAGAGTAAGAGCAAGTTCAATGAGCTTCAACTTATCGTCAAGTTTCTCGATTAGTTCAACGTCTTTGATGTTGTATTCAATGAATAGCTGATAGTTATCCTTGTAAAGAGTGTGTAGATTACCGTATTCTTCATACGAT